ACGGCCCCGCGCACGTCCATTCCTGCGCCCATGTCTGCGGCATGATCGCCCGGCCAAGCACACCGCGCCAGCCGTCCAGATGCGCCACAGCGCCAGCCATCAGGCCGGTGATCAGCACGTCGTCATCCTGATGATCAACGCGCAGATGCTCCCGCATGTCGGACAGCGAGACGACCTCGGCAGTCGGCGGTGTGACAAGGACGGGGGTCATTTCTTGGCCCGGCCCTTTGTCTCGACAGGCTTGTCAACCTTCGCCTCGATCAGGACGCCAGCGCGCACCAGATGCGCCACATCGGCAGGCTGCGCCGTCCGCACGTCACCCGGCATATACAGCCGGTCGCCCAGATGCTCGCGCTTCACTTGGTATTCCATGGTCGCCTCCGTATCGGCTTAGGAAAGAGGGCGGTCTCCCGCCCCCTCAGAAAGCCGATCAGGCCACGCGGCCAAAGTCGCCATAGATGAACGCGCCGGGGCGGTAGGTCGCCAGAGCAACCCGCTTCTCGCCAAGGATCGTCACCATGTTGTCGGTGAAGTCGGTCCCGACATAGCCGGTCTCGATGCTGGTCTGCCAGCGGTCGAAAACCTGCGCAGCAGTGCGGAACGCGCCAACCAGCACCTTGTCCACGGTCATCGCCATCGACGGCACCACGGGCAGGCCCCACAGCGTTGCGCCGATATTGCCCTGTGGGTTGCCAATGACGTAGCGGTCATTGCCATCCTTCAGAAGCTCGATCCAAGCCCAGTCTGCCGGGTTCATCACGATACCATCGGCGGGCAGCAGAGCCAGAGCGGCTTGCAGCATCATCAGGCGGATCTTGTCGATCGACTGCGTGTCAGCGCCAACCAGCGGCGTGGTGTAAGCCGTCGCCTGGGGGATAAGCCCCAGAAGGTTCTGGCCGGTGCCGTCGCCGTTCAGGATCTGGTTTTCTTCGACCAGATCAAGGCCATAGGACAGGCGGTTGTCGATCATCGACCGGACCATCGAAATATCCGACAGCGTTTGACGCGACACCTTGAAGTGGTGCGCGATAACGCGGGCCGAGGTGGTCACCATTTCCAGACGGAAATCCGACTGGGGCTTGGCGGCACCTTCCGCAACCATTGCAGCGCCAGCGGTCTGCGAATGTTCGCGGATGAACTCGATGGACTGGCCGTCCATGTTGCCCTGCGCCAGAAGCGCGCGGATCGTCATGGGGCGCTGCGGAAGCTCGACAACACCGGGCAGGCGGGTGGCTTGCAGGGCCGCGCCAACCGAACCAGCCGCCGCAGCTGTGGAGTTGGTCAGCGATGCCTTGGTTTCAACCCGTGCGCGGTCATTGCGGCCAAAGCCACCAGCGGCGAAAGCCTTGTATTCGTCGGACTCGACGAAGGATTGGCCCGCCGACTTGTGCTGTTCCGGCTGGTGATCGCCAGCACGGGCAAGCTTCTGCTCAAGCTCGGTCATTTGCGCCTTGATGGCGTTCATGCCGGTCAGGGCTTCGTCAGCCTTGCCCTTGAGATCATCGCTCAGCTTTTCGCCAGCCTCGGCCTTGCCCTTTGCCTCTTCGGCAATGGCGCGCACCGCGTCCAGCGATTTCTCGAATGCAGCCTTGGTTTCAACGGCAAGCTGCTCAGCCGTTTTAGCTTCCGACATGGGAACCTCCAAATTGTCGGGTGATGGGGCGTCAGCCCCGCATGGCAGCCCAGAAACGGGCTTCCTCACTCGCCGCTTCGGCAGGCTCCCCCTGCCCTTTCAGGTGGATGCGCGCGGCACGCTCCGCCTGCGAATTTGAGAGGCCAAGACCCTTGGCAAGCGTCTCAAATTCCCGCTCGGTCAGCCGGTCCCCGGCTGAGAGCTTTTCGATAATGGCTTCGCATCCGTCAGCCTTGACTGACGAAATCTTGGCCCGCTCGTTCATCGGGAACGTGACCGGCGAAATCTCGTAAAGGTCCAACGCCTTGAGCAGGCGCACGTTGCCTTCCGGCTCTGATGCCTTGGTGCGGTAGCCAATGGACAAGCCACCGACAGCCCCCGCCTTCATCAGAGCGTGGGTTTCACGGGCGCGCGGCACTTCCATGACAAGCCGACCCTTGACCCACAGGCCCTTCGCATCCTCGGCCAGATCCTCCCAGACGCCAATCGGCTGGTCCGGGTTATGGTTCCAGAGCATCTTGACCTTGCGGCCAGTCTGCCGCGCCTTGGCAAGCCCCTCGATAAACGCGCCGGGCATAACCTTGTCGCCGCCGTTATCGACGTTGCCAAAGATTGACGCATAGCCCTCGATCTGGCCTTCGTCGGTCAGTTCCTTGACCTCAAGCGCGAAGCTCTTCACTTCCATTGCTGGCCTCCGTTCCGGCCTGAGTGATGGGCACATTCTGCATCTGCATGCGCGGCGTATCACCGCCCTCCACAGACGGCAGGTTTTCCCGTGCCCGGATTTCGTTGATCGTCATGGCCCCGATGTTGCTCATGCTGGTGTAGAAGGCAGAGCGTGACGCACTGTCGCCACGCAGAAGCGCATCAAGGTTGAACCGCGCGGACAGGCCAGCCGCCCTATCCTCTGCCGTCAGAAGCTGCTTGTTGACCGATTGCTCAATCCGCTTGATGCGGCGGCGCAGGGAGTAGGTCTGAAACACGATCATCTGTTGCTCGACGCTCGTAGGCCAAGCGGTTGCCGCGCCCGCGTGCCCGATCATCACCGGGGGCACAGAGAAGAACCGGCAGATTTCCTCGATCCCGAATTGCCGCGTCTGAAGCATCTGAGCATCTTCAGGCGAAATGCTGATGTGCTGGTATTCCATCCCGCCTTCAGCGATGAACGGACGCCCGGCATTGACCGCGCCAAGGTATTTCTCAGCCAGCCTTTCCTCTGCCACCTTGCGCTGTTCCGGCGTCAGCCAGTCCTTCACGCTGATGACGCCAGAAGGGCGCAAGCCATTGCGGAACATGCCAGCCGCCGCGCGGTCCGCAGCAAGCGCCGAAGAGAAAGCCTCACGCCCGAACTTCAAGGTGGACATGCCGCCCAGAGGATCGCCGCCCGGCCCGCGAATATGCAGCACGTCACGGTCGGAACGCTGGAAATGCTTGCCGTCCTGTGACCAGCGATATTCCAGGGCGCCGGTATCAAGGCGCCGCACCGTCATTGCCTCGGGCTGCACCGGGTAAAGCGCGACCACGCGCCCGCCTGCCCGCTCGACACGGGCATAAGCGTTGCCCCAAAGCTCCAGCGACAGGCAGATATAGTCCCAGAAATCCAGCGCCGTCTGATCGTAGTTCGGGCTTTCGTAGATCACCGAATGCAGCGGGTGCAGGTCCGCAACGCTCGTCATGCCATTGCCGCCACGGCGATGAACCTCGAACGGCAGCGAAGAAATCGTGCCGCTCACAAGGTTCGCACAAGCCCAGACAGCAGACAGCGCCATTGTTGACGATGCCGTGACAATCTCGCCTGCCGATCCGGTTACGCCAAAGTCCCGGCCATCAGTCCAGAATTGAGGCTCTGCCTTCCTTTGTAGCCCGACAAGGGCTAGGGCCTTCTCGATAACACCCATTCTCAAGCCCCCAAGGCCTCAAAGAAGCTATTCATGTTTGCCATTGGCGCTTCGTCCTGCCACGTCCCGGCCACGCTCATAGCCATCGCCAGAGCCTGCATGCCGTCGATCCGGCCCCGGCTTTTCGCCTTGGTCAGCTTGCGGTTGCCCGCAGGGTCCATCTGCACCACAGCATTAGCGGCGCACATCGACAGCACCGGGTGATCCCCGTGTGCTATCCCGCGCGTCAGGATCGCGCTTTCCAGATCGCGCAAGGCAGGCGACATGCTCGCAAACCCCTGCCCCATCGGGACAAAGACTGCGTTGTCGCCGTCAAGCTGATCGTCCCTGAAACCCGCCTCGGCCAGTCGCGGCTTGAGGTGGGCAAAGTTCCATCTGTCGAACGCGATCTTTCGCAGGTCATAGCGCTGCGCCAGATCGAACAGATGCGCCGCGACATAGCCATAATCCACCACAGGCCCCGGCGTTGCCGTGAGGTGGCCTTCCTTGGCCCACACGTCATAGGGCACCCGGTCCGCCTTCGCCTTTTCGCGCAGCCCGCTTTCCGGTAGCCAGAACGTCGGATGCACCTGCCAGACGCTTCCCTCGGGCGATACCAGAACAAGCGCAGTCAAGTCCGACACCTGCGACAAGTCCAGCCCGCCGAAAACCACCGCGCCCTCGCGCAATGGCATGGGCTTCTGCCCGCACTCGGACCAAACCTTCCGCCCGATGAATGGCGATGTCGCCTCAATCCTCTGGTTCAGGTAGAGCCAGCGGAAGCTGTTTTCTTCGCTCGGCAATCGGTCAGCCCTAAGCGCCAGATCCTCAAGGTCTGTGACGCTGC